CCGCTCGGATGAGCGGACGTCTGAGCAACCACTGACTGCCACACACTAGGGGAAGTTACTGGCTGGTACACATGAGTGCTGCTGAACGGATTGTCCGGTGTGACCCGAACTCTCCATTTCGCTGTGACCTCGTACGTCAAAGGGGAGGGCGTAGTAGTGCCAGAGGTGATGATGTTGTTGTAAACCAGCAACGGCGTAAAGCCGGCTGGATGAAAAGCCTGGGACGACCAAGTGTACGGATTGGCCAAGCTCGTGTCCGTAGAAGGAATCAAACGGTCAAAGCGAGCCATCTCCGTAAAGTCATTGGGAATACCATGCCCATACAACGGTTTCATCGCCAGCTCCGCGGCTGAAACGATCCGAGGTTTGCAGTTAGACAATAAAGCCTCAGCTGCAGTGTCCCACACGGTAGTGCTGCCTCCGTAGCTCGTGTTCCCCTGAACACGAGTGAGTTGGACTGTACCACTGGTGACTTGCAAGGCGTTAGGGTTTGTGACCTTCACAGTAAGAGCCGCTGGGATATACTCAGAAGCCGCACCCAGGCCATCAAAGTTGGAAAACTTGTAAAGAAACGTGTTTCCAGTGGCGTTGATAGCCGCGGTGTGGTTCACATCTGCCAGCGATATGACAGGACACCACGCTGTGCCAGTTGAAGTCTCAGTGGCAAAAGTACCAAACACAATCACTCGCGCATCTGAAGAAATGACCTTTGTCACTGTAAGAAAAGAATACGGCGCAGTAGGCTGGATAAGACCCAGCGTGCTAGAGCTGTACGCACTCAGTGACATGATACGAGAGCGACGGGGGCGGCGAAAGCCACCGCGGGACCGCGAACCAACCTGGTTCACCGGTACTAATGAAGCGGGGGGAGCTCGGCGGCGTCTGCGCCGAGCTCGAGCGCCGGTCGGATGCCGGGCTCGGGGTTGTTGTTGTTTTGGCCTCCTAGCACGACGCGGAGGCATGAAAGAAAAAGATGCCCTCGAGATACAACTGTACAAAGAGCACAAAGAAGTTCAATCGACGTTGAAGACAACGTCGGGCAAGTAAAGCCCAAAGGATCTAAAAGATCCTTTGGGGCCCCGTCTGCACAACCGTGGGGGACTTAACCACGGGCATGGCCGTTCACAAATCACCAAGATCGCAAAACCTCTCGTCGCCGAGAGTCCAACCGCAAGCCTTCACAACCTTCTCAAAAATTCCTTTCTCCACCGGGGAGTGGCGCAGCGCAAACAACATGCCGCCGGTGACGTCAGTGCTCGGAGCCTTTCCAGGCTCACGCCGCAAATCCAAATGAGCTAACATCTTCACCAAATTGTCAAACGTGGCGAACCACATGCCAAAGCTCTTACGAAAGGAGTGAGAAGTGAAAGAAGCCGGGCCTTTCGGTCCGCTCTCCCACTCACTGCCCTCCTTCGTTAAACAGCCCGTCGACAACAACAAATCGGGATCAACATCGCCCGTGTGGGTCTCGTCGTCTCCTGCAGCGGTTGCATCGTCTGCTCCGCAAGCGCGAAGTGTGAAAGATCTAATAGAGGAATTTTGTGCTGATGTGGACGGAATTCCTGTGGCCGTCACGCCAAAATAATCGGAAGACCATAAGGCCTCGCCAATCACCAAAACGTGAGCGGAGTTTGTCATGGCTTCTGCAAGCAACAAATCACGAGCAAC